AATGTATCACTTTCAGAACCTGATAATTGGACGTTCATAATAATATTATGTGCCGCTAATTCTTTGACAGGGTCAGAACCATGACCACCAGGTGGTGCTATATATGCCTCTGCTGTTGCACCCGAACCGTGTGAACTATTTGCAGAAATTGTTACAAATGCTTGAGAATAACCTGCACCAACAGCAATCATGTTAATATAATTAATAGCACCAGATGATACATTTGCATATGCTGTTGCAGTAGTTGAACCATCACCACTTACTGTTATTTGTGGTGCTAGAATATATGTTGAATCTCCATCTGGAGCAGGTGAAAATGCAGATTCTAATGTTACAGTTTTTGAAGAACCGACATAATCAATAATCTTTTTAGCGGCTTGACCTGAACCAGTACCGCCAGAAATATATAATGCTGAGTTGTTATAGATATTATCTGTTGCAGATGCTCCAGATGCAAGTGTCATAACAGTTGAGTTTGATACTGTTCCTAATGTATCTACGTGTGTTTGATAACTTGAACCACCAGCAGTAACATCAATAATATTTACTGCACCATTTGCGGCTGCCTCTTGTACTGTCCATTGAGTAGAGCCATTGTTTGCACTTAATGTTTGTACAGGCATATAAGATGTTGTTTGGAACTTTAACGCATCTGCCGCTGTGATATTATACATATACTTCCAATGATAACCATCAGCAGTTACTAAAGTACTTGTTGCAGTACCAGTTGGTTCAACAGTAGATACTACATCTTTATTATTAAATAAACACTTATATACGTTATAATCATCTGTCATCACATAATACGTATTTGAACTTGCAGGAGTATCATATAGAGTTGAATCTGAACTATTAAATTCACGATAACGTTTGCCACTAGCCCAATCGTAACGAGGGACAGCGTATGATACATCACCCGCTTGAACTCGTTTTGCCGCCAACATTGTTCTCCAATAATCGAAATCACTTGCCTCGACTGAATTTGTTGGAGTTGGTGGTGCACCTTCACTTGGCCAAGGTCTAACTCGCCCAATGAAAAGATATAATCTATCGTTTGCGGCCTCATCAAACTGCTCTTTGAATTGAGTCGCATTATGAATTCTGAATCTTCGTGTTACTATTCCTGGCATTTCTCAAGTCCTGTGATTAATATAAGTTTATGTGATTATTTATATGTTATTTATAACAATTCTATTCATAATTTATGTTGTTATTATCGTTGAATTTGTAGTTGTGTAGAAATCGCCATTTGACAAGTCTCCGTAAGCAACCTTCAACGTTAATGATGAATTAGACAATACAGTATCTACATCATAATTTCCGTTTGCAGTACTACCTACTTTATCTACAATCATAATAGTATCGTTATTAGCTATTTGTGATAAGAATACAGTACTGTTATTACCACTTATAAATGTATCAGCAAAGCTACGTAATTCTCTAGCACTTAGACTTGACAACGCTGATGATGCAATCTTAGCCAACTGATTATTAGATGATGCAAACATATTACCAGTACCCTTAGTTCTTACTGTGGTTACTGATTCAGTATTAGCGGCCGCTGATACACTAAAGTCTGTTACTGCTATCATGTCTGGTGATGATATTACTGTATTAGATTCAACTATTCTTGCGGCAGTTCCAGATACTATTTCAGGTATATTCATTGTGATAAAACTTTCTTTTGAAATTCTACCGACCATTGTATCATCAACTTCTGGTACTGGTAAACCAGTATCAATCTCCATGCGGAATCTACCGAACATCTTCATTCCCGCAGGGTGTAAAAGCGTTTCTACTATTTTTCTATAATTGTTTATAAATTGATTTGTTTTTAATTCATAAGAGAAATCTTGATAATATAGATTGTCTTGTAACTTGTTGTTCCAACTAATAAAACCTTTTGTATCTGTGTACCCACCTGCGTGTGATATAATACCTGTTGTCTCTGGAAAAACAGTAGCAGTTTGTGTATTTGCACTAGTTACATTATTAATAGTCAATACTTCATTCTTTGTATATGCTGTTCCTGAATTATCAACAGTAACATTAGCAATCGCACCCGCAACATATCTTGTTGATATATTTGCATTCTTTCCTTTAATTCCACCAGAACCATCTGCTAATTCTAATACAGATACTTCTGTATTTTCTACACTAACTTGTGGTCTTGATAAAGTATAATGATTTCCATAAGAGGTTGTTGTTACAGCATTTATTGTACCAACTGCAAGATTACTAAATGCCAATGCTTTATTTAATACAGTAGCACTATTAGCGAGTGCTAAGTTTGCACTTACAGCAGATGTATTTGCACCTGCTGATACAAAACGAGGTCCTGTATTAAGTACAACATTTGCAACAGGATTAATAATATCAGTCATTACTCTTATTACTTCAGCATCTTTTAAATTTTTAATAGTAAAAGCCGCACCTGTTCCGTTTCCTGGATTTAATGTTGTTATGATACTATTAGTAGTATAACCAGAACCACCATTTGCAACAAAAAATTCTACTGCATCTGTTCCGCTAGTAGCTGAAACAAATCCATTTGCACCTGTTCCAGTTATTGATGATATGAATTGAATTCTATCGCCTGGTGAGTGAAATGCTCCACCATCTTTTATCAAACCACCTTTCATAGGACCAAACGTACCTAGAATTGTTCCTGACGTTAAATCATTTTCTTCTTTTACTATTTCATTATCTTGAAATACTCCAGTAATATTATCAAGAAATAATTCTTTTACTGTTTGCCCAGCCTCGATTGTTTGTACTACTTTTTTAACTTGAGCAGTTGCTCCTGATGTTACACCAAGAATAGTTGCAAAGTCAAAATCATCTGTATCACCAGTTATAGGTGCACCAACACGTATTGATGTATCTTCTACCCAACGTCCATCTGAACACCGTAACATATCAACAGAAGGATAATAAAATTCTATTTCTTCACCAAATAAAATTCTGAATAAAAGTTGATATGATTTTTGAGAACCTCTTGAACGATATAAATCTTTACAATGCTTTATGAATAATTGTTTGTTAGCAAGTGCATCTTCTGGAATTGAAGGTATAACTTCTCTTTGAAGATATTCTAGATACTTAGGAATAGTATCATCAACATCTTGATAGTTTTTTAAATTCTTAGAAACTTCTAAAGCATTGTTAGCTTGTTCAGCATACTCATAAAATGCTTTTATAAATTCGATAAGCTGTGGTCCCTCATCAATAACAAATTGAGGGAGTTGTTGGTTTACAAGAGGAGATGTTTTCTCATTGGTTGCCATTTTAAATCAATGTTCCGACTGCGGAATCTCTTATCTGTGTTACTGAACCTGTTGTATTAACTGTTACTGCTGTTGTTGTAGTTGATGTCTTTTCATCAAACATTTCTATTGAAGTATCTTTAAGTAACATTAGTTGATATTTTTCAACAGTAACATCTCTCTTATCAGGAGTTAATGTTATTGTTATTTCATTATCCGTAGCGGCCGTTGGTGCAAAAGAAGTTAATGTTATAACACCAGTAACATAATTTATTGTACCCGCTGTATTATCTAAATAAACTTTTTCATCATTTTCATCAATGTAATATATACGAACATTACCAATACCATCATCGTCCATTTTAGCTGTCTTTCCAGAAAAAGTAAACCATGTTGATATCAAAGTACTTGCATTTACTGTTGAATCAAAATCTATTGTATATTTTGTAGATGCTGTAAAACTAGGTGAGAATGTTTTTTTAATTGCTATTGTTGTCAAATTACTTTTTATAGAGGTATCTGCCTCATCTATTGTATCTACAAATCTAGAATATCTAAATCTTTCGTTTTCAAAAGTTCCCATATTAGTTGTTTCAAAACTATTAATTGCAGTTACTATTTTAGTACGAACTTCACTTGCAGATAATGTTGTTAATCTGCTATCCCAATTAACTACAATGGTTGGAGAAACATATAGATATTTTGCATCTATAAATTCTGGTTCTACTGCGAGAACATTATAATCTTTTAATTGATTGACAATAGCATTCTTTTGAGTAGATGTTAATAGAGTACCAGCTTTTGGTTTAGCAGATATATAAATTTTTCCATATACAGGTGGTACATTATCTTGACCACCCCATACTCGAATTGTCTGAATGTCTGTGTTTAGTTTTAAAATTATACGTCTATAATCTTCAGCAAGTACTGCCCTATTCTGTACTTCAAAATTCTTAGGTGCATTGAACTTAACAGATTCTATTGATTCTAACTCCTGACCGCCTGCTGTATTTGCATTGTAAGTAATTGTATAGTTAGTACTTCCACCTAATGATGATGGTTTCGTAAACGTACCAACTCCATTAGTTTTAGTTCCATTAACTATACGATAACCTACTGTTATTATATTTCCATTATCTGGTGCATTACCAATAACACCATCACCAAAAATAATTTCAGTTTCTAAGTCATTTGTTTCTTGTACAAAATATACATTTGAATTTGCAGTTACAGCTAAAATATCATCTGCTAAAGTATATGTTGTTGATGATGTGTCAGTACTTGATGTTTGAACATCTACTGAGATAGATGCTTTCTCTATATCTTTGTTTGGTAAAATATACTTAACAGGATTTGTAGTAGATACTGTAAACTTATGTGTTACTGGTCTTCCTTCTGTAATTGTAATTTGACCTGTATAGCTATCAGTTGCATTGAACGTATATGCCTCAGGTGTAACCCATAGATATTGTACACCATCAATAGTTGAACTCCATTGTGTATTCTTAGCAATCGTAACAGAATCAGGAGAACCTGTTGGTGTAATTGTAACGTTTGCAGTAGTGAAAGAACCTGTTGCTGATGTTGGTACATAGTTTAACATTTTTGCTCTTGATACAACACTATCTCTTAGTACTGCTGAATCAAGAAACATTTCATTACCAACCATGCTAGAATAAAAAGCATTTTGATATGTGTTATATGCGAGGATATCAACTAGGTGTGATATAGTAGAACCTTCAAAATCATAATCAGTAAATTCACCTTGTGCAGAAATAAATGATTTTATACCTGCTCTAATTTTGTCGTAGTCTAATTCTGTTACATTTATTGTACTGTTAGCGGCCATGTTATCTTACTCTCTCTACCATTACTATTAACTCTATCGGTTTCTTTACATTTCTCATTCTAAAAACTATTTTGACTCTCAATTCATTCAAGTCATCAGTAGATACTACTATGTCATCTACAATAGCACGTGGCTCATAATTTTCTATTGCTAAACGAATATCTTTTGAGACCTGATACTCAGTAAAAGAATCCGCATTTTCAAAAAGTTGTGCTAAAACATTTCCACCATAATTTGGCAGATATGGTCTTTCAAAATGATTACAGAGAACTATATTCTTAACGCTTTGTTTTACTGCCTCGATATTAGTTACATTACTCAACCTACCAGTTATAGGGTGTTTTGCAAATGACGTTTTTAAGTCTGAATGTACAGTAGCTTGTATTTGTGGCATTTATATTCTCTATTTTTGTTAATAACTATTTATACAGAAAGTCATAATTTTTATGATGCGTTCTCTGGCTTAGTACAATCAATCTCACCTTTTCTCGCTGGAACTTCTGGACAAGTATAATCAGTTTTGCCTGGTTCTCTAACAGTATGAGTATCATCACCTATGTATTCCCATCTGGTACCAGTATGAGTAAAGTGAGTTTCTCCTGTAACATCAACTGTATATCTTCCTGCTTTAATATCATAATTATCAGTATCTATTTTTACGTTAGGTGCTTTAA